CTCTACTGCTGTACCGTCCACCCGCAGGAAGTCGTTGTCTGCTACGTTGGCGTTGGCTGTTAAATAATTACCATTGCTTATACCGACTGTTAAATCGGTTATATCAGAAACAGTAAGTGTTTCTAACCCTGTAGCGTTGTTTGCTAGGTCCGCTAATTCTCGTGCTCGTGTTTCAGCCATGTTTACTCAGGTTTCATGCTTCCCCAATCATCTTTTGCTTTTTCAGCATCTGACGATAGGTCATAACAGTTTTTTGGTTCTTCACTACTAATTAATTTTTCACCTTCTTTTGCAACATAAGTCGAATCAACACCAGTTGTATACATACACCTACCATTTTCGTTTAGTTTATAAGCATATATCATTACTCAACTCCTAAAAATTCATGTCCAACGTGGTATAGGTTAACTGTGCCTGTGCTATAAATAGGATTCGCATAAAACTGTTGTGGAGTAATCATCGGCAAAGTATGTTGCCCCCCTGTTTGTGTTGAACTATTACTGTCTGTGTAAATGTAACTATGTGTATTACCAATTTGTGCTCCTGCTGCGGTTGCGGGTCCCCTCACAAAAGCACCACTATTAAAGTGAACATTTACAGTTGAAACACTACTGGTATCCCCTTGAAACCAGAATGTATAAATATCAGCATTCGGAGGTATAAATGCAGTAGGGTTTACAGAGTGTTGAGTATTTGCTGAAACGGTAGTTGCACTAAAAATATTGTTATTACTTAGGGTTGTGCCATAAAAAGACCAAGCCCTACCACCTTTTTGATACAGTTCCACAAAATGACCATCACTTTGATTATAAATTGCTCCTATAAATTTTTTGTAAGTGTAACCGCTGGGCATTGTAGGTGAAGAATTAGAAGCACTTATTAATCCTGCCGTAGTAGTGCCGTTATAAATTACATAAAAGTAATACCAAGTTGAATTTGCTTCTGCCCCTGTGTCTAAGCCATTAGCACCACTTGCAGTTATTGCAGGAGATACGTCAACTGAAGTTAATACTTTTATTTCATTACTACTATTAAAAACAGTTAATTTATCTGCCGTTATTTTGACAGTAGTTTGATTTGCAGATGAACTGATATTTGTAGTTGCATAGATGTTAGAGTTAAGAACTCCTAATGAGGGCACACCTAAGTCTGTAATCATTTCAGAAGCACTTCTTCCTTCTATTGAAGTCCCGTCAACTCTTAAAAAATCATTATCAACTACATTAGCATTAGCAGTTAAAAAATTACCGTTACTTATTCCAGTAGATAAGTCTGTAATATCAGAAACAGTTAATGTCTCTAACCCTGTAGCGTTGTCAGCTAGGCTTGCTAAATTATTACTTCTGCTCATTATTCACTCGGCTTTGGGAATTTATCTTTCACGCTTTTTATCCGCTTTTTCCAACCATCCATATCGTGGTAAATCTGGTCTAACTGTTCAGAGATTGGGTCGTAAGATTTAGCCCTTGACCTAGCGTAAGCCTGTTTTTCGTACTCATCTTCTAACTCTTTTTTCTTGTCTTCAAACTGCTTTTTAGTCGGCTTTGTTTTCCCATCATCCTTAAAAACTATATCCTCGTAAGTATCACCATAAACAGCCCATCCACCAGCGTCTAGTGCTTCTAAAATTTCGTATGTTCTTATCATCGTGCTATTTCAAAAATTGATATTACTTCTGGAGATGGAGTAGACCACCCAAGATAAGTTGTGCCACTACTACCATGTCTTCTCATAGAAAATTTATAAGTTTTTTCCGTTACACTATTTTCAGTCATCGTGTCTAAATGACATATCGACACATGACTCCAATGTTGATCATCTGAAGTCAATGCAAGTCCATCTGAATACCCAGACAAGTTTGCTGTTTCAGTAAAATCAGATGCATTTTTGTAAAAGTCTACATAAGCATATGTATCTTGAGTAAATACATGAACATGACCTATTAAAAGTATATCTGAATTTGCTTTTAAAGGAGTAAAAGTCACAGCAGATGTTACATGAGATACATCCCAAGAAGAAGAATCTACAGTAACTTGAACAGTATTTGGTGCTACTTTAGTCTGAATTACATGACCATCAGGAAAAGTCAGGTTGCTTAGTGTGCCTGAATTAAGGTAAGTCGTTACACCATCGCCTGACTTTAGTTGGTCAGCTTGTATAATGCTAGGCATGATTTATTCTGGTTTAGCGGGAAATACTATTTTTTCAAGGTCTGAAAAATCCATATCCCTTAGTTTTTTACGATATTCTTTCCATTCATTTACTTTAGCTTCAGGCAATCTATCTTGTAGCACCATAGAATCAGAATCAGCTAGTAGGGAATTACGTTTAGCTCTATTATCAGCTATTTTCCAATCATTAGGACCTGCATCATTAGAAACTGATACAGTGTCGCCATTACCAATTTTAATATAATGCATGTTTATTTAAGCGTGATTGATGCCATAGACGTAAACGCCTCCTTCACTATTAGTTGTCCAATGATTACCACTACCACCACCTATAAGTGCGAATCCTCTACATTTACTGTTACCACCACCAGTAGCTCTATAAGTACCAGAAATAGTTGTAGTTACTAGATCATTATTTCCAACCTCATGAGTAAATACCCCTTCGCATCGAATCCAACAACTGTCAGTTCTTGTTCCTGAAAAATGCAATACGCCGGAAAGGTTTTCTTTCTTTGCTGATTCTGCACCAAAATTTTGACTAAGATTTAAATTAGTCGCACCTTGCCCATTAATATTTCTGTCACCATCTGTAGAATCTCTTGCAAAACCGATATAGTAATAATAAGCACCAGATAATTGTGTACCAGAATCATCTAAAAATCTTAAATTTACTACACTTGTATCCATATTTGCTGCACCTATAATCCCAGAAATAATAACTCTATACGATCTATAAGTGTCCGAAAATACATTATCTATCGTAAAAGTTTGATTCTCTGACGATACTTGTGCATAACTAATAAGGGTGTCTGAAGCTGGTAAACCTGTAACTGCTCCAGTAAAAGTCGCACCTCCATCTTTTAAAAGAACTCCATCAATACTAACACCATTAGCAGATGTTACTTCTGATATAGCATTGGTTTTTATTTCAGAACTCATGATGCTTATTCTGGTTTAGTAGGCCAATTTAAATTATCTGGATCTGAAAAATCCATATCTCTTAATGCTTTTCTGTATGCTTTCCACTCTGTTTTTTTAGTAGTTGGAAAGTCTTCAATCATATAAATATCCGATTCAGCTAAATATTTATTTCTATATGCTTTTTGATTTACTTCTTTTCGGTTAGTTCCCTCGGCAGGGTTGCCAGGATTATGTTGTATTCGTATACTCATGCTAATTTTAATCCATAAATTGATGCCCAAGACCCTTGGTACATAGTTGCATTAGATTCAAATAAAAATGCAAAACCAGTTATAAATTGATTTACGTTTATTTTAAAACCTCCAAAAAGATATTGATCTTCACCTGCACCATGAACATGACCAACTGCTCTGTAATAACCATAAGGTTTTTTCCCTTCATTTCTTGAAGAATCAAGTTGATTCCCATCTATCGTTGGTTCGGTAGTTTCACTTGAATAACAATTCCAAAGACAAATCTCACCTTGAGCACCCTGACTTCCTGCATTTTGATAAATATCTGATATTAAAAAAATATGATCAGCACTGGTACTATTACTATAATTACCTGAACCACCACCTTGTGCTTTATAATCAGTGTAATAAAAGTGCTGAGAAGCAGTGTAATACGTTGATTCCCCTGTCATAAACCTAAACCTTAAATCATGAGTACCATCAGCACCACTTAATTGAAAATATATTTTGTATGCAGAAAAATCACTAGATACTGTTAATGTGCTTCCTGCTTCATTAACTAATGGGTGATAAGATGTATCCGTTGGGCTAGTATTGGTATTCCAATGTTTTGTCCCTATATGTTGCCAACCATGAGGACTTGCACCATCTGTTATCGTTACGTTAGAACCAATAGTCCCTGCACTTAACGTATTCGTAATACTTACATTTCCATCACTAGCAAGTACCAGATTATTACTGCTAGAACTAG